CAGACCATCGGCGGCGACTGGATTCAGCGGGACCGAGCCAAGCAGCTCGACCGATTCTTCCAAGGCGCCTTCTACAGCGCCCAGTACCAGAAGACGTTCCCGCAGATTCTCCTAGACGTGCTCGTCTTCGGGACGGCCGCGGTAAAGGTGTACTTCTCTGCGGGCAAGCTGCACATCGAGCGCATCCCGATCTTCGACGTTTTGGTCTCCGAGGCCGAGGCGCGATACGGTATGCCCCGCTGCATCTACCACCGGTGCTACATGGACCGCTCGGTGGTGCTCGCAACCTTCGGCGAGGACGATGAGTCGCTCGAAGGTAGCGCCGCGCAGCGTAAGCAGGCCATTCTTACCGCCCCAAAGCCGGCTGACGACGACTCCATCTACATGAACAGTGGTCGTTTTAGCGACCAGATCATTGTGTACGAGGCTACGCACCTTGCGTCGTCGCGTAATGCAGACGACGGTCGTCGTATCATCGCGTTGCCGACTGGCGTGCTGCAGGTTACGGACTGGAGCCGTAGCGAAAACGCAGCGTTTGCCTTCCTGCGCGTGAACGCGATGCTGTCTGGCTTCTACGGCCCGTCGATGGCCCTTGAATTGGCGGCTGCACAGGACGAATACGATCGTTTGTCCGAGAAAATCCAGCTTGCGCACCACTTTATGGGCGGTTCGCACATCGCCATCCAGGCCGGCACCCTTGGGAAGACGAAAATCGACAACGATGTCGGCACTTTCTTCGAGTACTCGGGTTCCCCGCCTTCGGTGTTCAATCCGCAGCCTGTCCACCCGGATACGTACTCGTACAAGGATTCTATCGCGCAGAACATGCTGCGATACGAAGGAATCTCTGAGCTTGCGGCTCAGTCTCTACTTCCTGCTGGACTCCGTCAGGCCTCCGGGCGGGCCCTGACCGTCTACGACGACATGGAGGATGCCCGCTTTCGCGTCGCGCACGAGGCCGTGCGTCAATTCCATGTGGATATCGGCTGGCTCATCGTCGATGCCTGCATGGAGGCGGCCGAGGCCGGTGAGGACATCCAGGTTCTCGCGCCGAGCAAGAAGGCTCTGGAGAAGATCAACTGGTCCGACGTGGCCATGGACCGCGACGACTTCATTCTGGCGTGTGAGCCCGTCAGCGCGCTCTCGATGAGCAAGGCCGCTCGGTTTGCCGAGGTCATCGAGCTGATGGACCGCAAGCTCATCACGTCCAAGGAGGAGGCGTTCTCGCTCCTCGACATCCCGGACGTGGATGCTGCTCGCGACCTGGAGACGGCGGACATCGACGTGGTCGACAAGGCTGTCGCCATGATTCTGCGCGGCTCGAAGTACGTCGCGCCCGATAAGTACCTGAACCTGCCCATGGCATTCGACCGTGCGCGTCGCCACTACAACAAGGCGCGCGTCGAGGGTGTGCCTGAGAAGCGGCTCGTCGTCCTCCGCCAGTACATCGGCGAGATCGAGGCGCTTCTCCAGCAGGGAAAGCAAGAGCTTGAGGCCGAGCAGGCAAACGCTCAGGCCCAGGCGGCGCAGGCGCAACCTGGCGCACCGCCGAACCCAATGGAGGAACCGCAATGAGTGAAGATCTCGTCTCGAAAATGAGGCAGGCGGCAGATGCCGTCATCTCGTCCAACCAGCCTTCGGATGATCAGCCGCTGCGCGCTGCTGCGGAAGCAGAGCCGGAGAAGGCGGAGGAGCAATCCGAAGAGGCTGAGGAGGCTTTGTCGGAGGAGTCCGCTGAAACGCAGGAAGCGCCAGGTGAAGACGGCGACGAGGAAGAGGCCGCAGAGACCAAGGAAGCAGACGACGACGGCTTCATGCTTATCCGTCGTCAGCAGGAGAAGCGCGTCCAGAAGGCAGAGGCTCGCGCGAAGGACCTTGAAGCAAAGCTCGCGCAAGCCACTGAGGAAGTGGACCGCACGCGCAAGCAGGTGGCGGAGGACATCTTCAAGAAGCTGCGCCGCAAGCCCATCGCGACCTTCAAGGAGTTCGGCCTGGAGTTCCAGGACCTCATCGACGCCGGCATCCGCGAGACGCAGGGCACCGATGACCGCGTGGTCAGCGAGATCGACGAGCTTCGCTCGGAGCTTCGCGAGCTCAAGGAGGAGCGTAAGGCCCTCAAAGAGCGCGAGGAAGAGACCGCGATGCAGCGCCAGTACGAGGCGGCGCGCAACGAGTTCCTCGGCATGGTCACGAAGAAGGACTTCCCGACCCTCTACAACATGTTCGAGGACGACCCGGACGCGCTCTGGAACGAGGCGCAGCGGATCGCCGAGCGCATGGCGAGCCAGGACGACGACATCGACGACATGGACGTCATTCGGATGCTCGAAGACAAGTACCGCAGCCGGCTGAAGAAGCTCGGCGGCGGCGTTCCGGTCGCGGCTGCACCCAAGAAAGGCGCGCCGAAGACCCTCACGACGAAGGCTGCCAGCGAAGTGCGGACGACTGGCAAGCCGTTTGGGCAGCTTTCTGCCGACGAGCAGAAAGAGGCCCTCAAGGCCGCAGTCAAGAAAGCACTCAACCAAGCACCCAACTGACGGAGATTCACGATGGCATACAGCAATCCGACCTACGGCGCGATCCAGGCGATCCTCAAGACCAAGTACCCGGATGGCGCCCTTCCGCAGGCGCTCTACAAGAACTTCCCCTTCCTCTCGCTCGTCAAGAAGACCACGAACTTTGACGGCGAGTTCCGCGTCGTTGCGCTCCAGAACGAGCGTCCGCAGGGCTCCTCGTCGCAGTTCGCCATCGCGCAGGGCGTGGCGAAGAACGGACAGAACGGCGGCGGCGGTTCGTACAAGAAGTTCCAGGTCTACCGCACGAAGCACTACGGCCTCCTCCGTATGGATGGCGAGATCATGAAGGCGGCGGTCCGCACGAGCGGCGCGCTTGTCGACCTTTGGAACAACGAGACGGACGGCATCTCGACGAACGAGCTTCAGGAACTTGAGTTCCAGCTCTTCGGCGACGGTACTGGCACGCGCGGGTTTATCTCGGCCCGCACGGCTAATACCTTCACGCTCGTGACGCCCTCCGACGCGGTGTACTTCAGCCTCGGGATGAAGCTCGACTTCTTCACGGCAATCGTCCCCGCAGCTGCGCGCGTGACGACCCCCGCCACGACGGACGCTGGCAACGGCGTGTACGTCTCTGGTATCAACCGCCAGACGGGCGTCATCACGGTTGTCGGTGTCGGTGGCGCCGTCGACCTGACCGCAGGCCTCATCGCGGCGGGAGACCGCGTCGTGCGTTCGGGCGACGGGCCGACTGCTGCCGTCGGTCTCGCGACGAGCGGCACTGCTCAGGGTGCCATCTGTGGTGTCCAGGCCTGGATCACGACCCCGACCGTCGGTGACAACTTCTGGCAGCTCGACCGCACCACGGATCCGGTCCGCCTGGCTGGCCAGGTGTTCTCGGCGGCTGGTCTCCCGATGAACGAGGCCCTGATGGAGGGCGAGGGCCGCGTGCTCGTGCAGGGCGTCGGTACGCCGAACACGATCCTCGTGAACCCGCTTGACGTCCAGAACCTCAAGAAGTCGCTTGGCTCGGACATCGTCTACGACCGCGTCCAGTCGAACATCGCGGGGATCTCGTTCAAGAGCATCCAGTACGACGGTGCAAACGGCCCCATGAACATCGTCGCGGATCCGTTCTGCCCGCGCAACAAGGCGTTCATGCTCCAGCTCGAAAGCTGGGAGCTCTCGACGCTCGGGCCGGCTCCGCAGATGCTCGACTGGGACAACAACGACTACCTCCGCGTGAACGACAACGACCAGTACGAGGTTCGTTTCGGTCACTATGGGCAGTTCATCTGCAACAACCCTGGCGCGAACATCGTCATCACCAACTTCGGTCTCTGATCGGAGCCTGAGAAAGGAGCCGAATCATGGCACTGAATCGAGGACTCTATAAGTCGCAGGGGGTCAACATCGTTGACCACGGCAAGATGAGCCAGCGATGGCTTGTCAACGCGGCTGGCACGGGCATCAACACGTCGACCAACCAGAACGGCCAAGCTGGAGATGCGACCGTTGGTCGCGGCCTCACGATGGTCGATACTGGCGGCGGCGTCACGTTCAGCACGGGCCGCTTCAACGTCACGCTTCCGACCGGTGCGAGCTGGGCAAACGTAGTCTCGGCCCGCGTTCAGGTCACGCACTGGAGCGGCGCAATCCAGTACACCGCTGTCGCGGAGCAGTTCTACCAGAACGGGGTGACCTTCCAGATTTGGACCCTGGAGAACAACCCCGTTAAGTCCAATCCTCCGGCGAGTGTTCTTCCTGCTCTCGGCGCGTTCACCTTTGTGGGCGGCGCCTACTGCGGGACCAACGGAACGCTCACGACCGTTACGGCGCCTGTCCTGGCAACGTCGGGCGTGTCGACGACGCCGATTCCTGGGCTCTCCGTGACGTTGACGTTCGGCGCAGCGGCACCAGTCAATGCAACGGCCATGGTGGCGGGGCGTGGGTACACCATTACGACTCTCGGAACGACCGACTTCACGCTCTACGGGGCGTCGTCAAACACGATCGGGACGAGCTTCATCGCCACTGGTGCCGGCGCTGGAACGGGAACTACGATTACGCAGCAGATCACGAACGCTTCGCTCGTGACCGCCGCTGCTGATGTCTACGGTCTTCTCGCCTCCTATGCGGTTCCGACCACGGCTACGACCTGGACGCTCACGCTCCCGGCCAACTGTGGAGGTGGCGTCGGTGTCGTGTGCGGCAGCGTCGCCTCGCTCGCAACCCAGGTCGTGACGACCCCTGACCCGACCTGGGTCTCGGTCGAGATCGACTTCACCATGAGCTCGGTGCCGGCCTGATGAAGGGCAAGGGCGCCCTGATGATCGTCCTCGGCAAGAAGCCAGGGAAGGGGATGGAGAGCGAGAAGCCTTCCAGCCCCTCCCTTGGCTCCGAGTCGGAGGACGAGGGCATGGACGTGGGAGCCGCCCTCAAGGCGTACGAGTCGGCCAAGGCGAAGGGCAACTGGGCGAAAGCCGCAGAGGCCTTCAAGATGGCCGTCGAGTCGTGTGGCGGGTACGGAGAAGAGGACTGACAGATGGCATACTCTCGGACGCTTGCTGAGCTTGAGCTGGCCGTGCGGCGTGAAGCCGACATGGTGAACTCGCAGTTCGTGACGTCCGCGGAGGTGCAGTCCTACATCAACCAGTCCTGGGCCGAACTCTACGATCGTATCGTATTGTTCGACCAGGAGTATCTCCTGCGCTACGTCGACATTCCTTCGAGTGCCGCCAGTAGCGCGGGTGATTTCGACATCCTGTACGATGGAAGCACCGGCGTCATCCGTACGGTGCAGTCGTACACGTCTGGAAACGGTCTTTACGCAAGCGGCTCCGTCACGCTCGTGCAGGGCTCAAACGCGACGGGGACCGCGGACATCGTTGTGGTCGCCAACGTCATCACCTCGCTGACGCTGACCAGTGGAGGCAACGGATACCAGTCGTCCTCCGTGTCAGCCGATACGGCGACGCTCACGATGGTGCAGGGGGCCAACACGAGCGCCACGGCGACCGTCTACCTCGACTCGGACTTCTACAAGTGCAAGGGCGTGTGGCTCTCGAACGGGTCGTCGAACTCTGCAGCGGCGTGGGACCCGCTGCGTAGATTCCAGTGGGATTCGCAGAACATGCTGCGCCAGGCGGATGCCTACTACGGTGGTCTGGGGTCAAACCCGCTGTACCGGCTCTTCACCTTGAATGGCCGTGAGAAGGCGGGCATCGCACCGATGGTGAGTGGGACCTACCGCGTCTGGTACTATCCGGCCCCATACCGCATGATCGCCTCCACGGACCGCATCGACGGGCGCGCGGGGTGGGACGAGTGGGTCGTGAAGGATTCAGCGATGAAGTGCCTCCTCAAGGAGGAGAGCATCGAGCAGGCGACTTCTATCAAGGCTGTGCGCGACGAGCTCTTTCAGCGCTTCGAGCTTCACGCAGCAGACCGG